ACCTCCAGCATCGCCGGCTTGAAGACGCCACCCTCGCCCGGACTTGGACGCTGTTGGTACTGCCCGGCGAAGGTGTAGGGCGCCGCCCGCTCCATGCGCCGCAAGTCTTCTACCGAATGTTTCTCGGTCCAGATCGCCGAGCCATCTTCACGCAGCGCCGGCAGGCAGAGATGTTCCCATTCTTCTCCGTTGCCGCCGTCCAGCAGGAAACCCGCCAAGTCCTCGCCATGCAAGCGCTGCATGATCAGTATCACGGGCGTGCGCGTCGGGCTGTTCTTCCGGCTTTCAAGCGTGTTCTGGAACCAGTCGATGACGTTCTTGCGGATCGTGTCGCTGCGCGCCTCGTCGGCCTTGTGCGGGTCGTCGATGACGATCGCGCCGCTGAACCCTTCGCGCTCTTTGCCCGCGCCGAAGCCAGTCAGCGTGCCGCCCACGCCGGCCGTGTACATCACGCCGCCTGCCGTCGTCCGCCAATGGTGCTTGGCGTCGTTCGCGAGCGCGACGCCTGGGAACACACCTTGGTACGCCTCGTGCTGCATCACCTGGAGCACGTTGCCGCTGTTGTTCTCCGCCAGCGCTCCGCTGTAGCTGACGTGGATAAATTCGCTGTCGGGAACCTTGCCAAGCGCCCAGGCGATGAAGTTGACGACCGCTAGTTCGGTCTTCGAGTAGCGCGGCGGAACATTGATGATCAGCCGCCGGCACTCGCCGCGGTACACGCGCATCAGCGCGTCGCTGACCGCCTTGTGATGCGCCGCGCGCTGCCACTTGTATCGGCGCCGCTGCTGGAACATCCAGCGGGAGAAGAAGTACAGATCCTCTCGCGCCATCACGTTGGCAGCGAAACGCTCCTGCGCGCTGAATTCGCGCATCAGACCTCGCCGGCAACGCCCCGCGCGATCTCCTGGAACTCCTTCGGAGACATGCTGACGGACTGCACCGGCCCGCCGTTGGCGCCGGTCACAGCGAGCTTGTCGTTGAACATCCCGAGGTGCCGCGCGATCGAGTCGAGGGCGCCCTTCTTGTCGGTGAACTTCACCTTGCGAATCTGCGCGTACTGCGGCCGACCCTCTTCGTCCTCGCCGACGCGCTCGGTCGTCACGTCCATGCCGGCCAGCGCTGCCGCGACATCGGCGGGTAACTTCGCCACGTCGATCAGATGCCCGGCATCGTCGAAGAACGCCCGCGGATCAAGAAACGCCAGTTTGGCGTACTCGCGCAGCACGCGGTCGGCCGTGATTTCGGTTCGCTCGGCGCGCTTCTGTTTTGCCGCCGAAACAGCGGAGCGCACACTAACTTTTGCTAGCAGGCGAGCACCCTGCTCGTTCGCCGTCCTGGCGCTGTAGCCGGCTCGCGTTGCGGCCTGCGTCGCATTCAGGTCGATCAGGTACTCGTCGACGAACCGCTTCTGTTTGGGGGTCAGGCCGCCGCCGGCATTGCGCGGCGCCTTGGCTGCGCTGGATGCCATGGGCTAGCCTTTCGGGTGTTGGGTTGTGGCGCCATCGGCCATCTGCCGGGGTTGCCGGCTCACGGGGTTGACCCGCTGGCGCCTTGCCGGTAGCACTCGGGCCCCTGGTGTGCGGGAGAAGCGCACGCCCCGGAGTGCGCGAGGCTGCATGTATCCGCCGGGCCGCGGCTTGGCGCACGGCGCGGCGATCAGGCGCCAGGGCCGGCGCCTCCCAGGAAAGACCGGCCATCCCTCATTAGTGGGTAGGACGTATAACGCTGTACTACACTGCCGCTGTGGCATATCATACAGACACACACAACGAACCGGAGTCCTGCGATGTCTGCCACCGTCTCGCGTCTGTCGATCAGCCTGCTAGTAGCCTCCGGGCCGGGCGGGCCGGCGGGCCGGGCGCGCGTCAGGGAGCGGCTACGGGCCGTTGGAGCGGCGGAGGCTACCCAGGTGACGGGCGCCGAGTTCCGGGCTGCCCTGGAGCGCGTGAGGTGGTCGCAGGCCGAGTTCGTGAGGCGGACTGGCGTGTCTACGATGGGCGTGAACTACTGGGCGACCGAGAAGCGGCCGGTTCCGCCTTGGGTTCCGGCGTTTCTTGATCTGGTGGAGCAGCTTCGCGCGGTGGCGCTGAGCGCAGGGGTCTGCAAGGAGTGACGATCAGCCAGCACCGACCCCGCATCGCGAGGCCCGGTTACCGTAGGGTGCGTCTGACCGTGCTTTCATGTCAGCTCATTCGCCCCGGGAGAGCGCATCTTTCCGGGGCGCGTCGATCTGGCGCGGATTGTGCATGTGCGGTTTGTTTCCGTCAAGCGGGCGCCCCTACTCCACGCGCACGAATGGCAGCCGCGTAGACATCGCGCGCATCAGTCGGCTCGGCCCATCCGGGCCACTCGCATGTCTCGACGGTGACGGCGCACCGCTCGCGCTCTTCGGCAGCCGCTTTGTCGGCCACGGCTTGAGCCGCGCTCTCCCACATGGCTTGCAAACCGGGAACATCTGCGCAGCCCGCCCAGCCGTCTGGGCCGGAAATCGCTTCGCACGCAATCTGCCCGAGTGATTTCATGACATCCATGTCTGGCGCGGATTGTGATGTGCTTGGATATTTCCGTCAAGCCTGGCGACCATCAGACGTCCAGGGGTAGGTTCGATCCGCTTCTCGGCCTTCTGCTTCGGCGGCACGGACCCGACGACGATGCCAAGCGAGAGCCCGACCGCGAAAGTCAGGCACGCGGCGATTGCGGGGTGGGTTGAAAATGGCATGCGCATCATGGTCAGCCCGCGGCGGTAGCCGCAGAAATCATCGCCTTGGCATCATCAACCTTCCGAAGCGCGAATGCAATGTCGCCCTGGGCCTGCGCCAGCAGCGCGTCGGTCTGCATCAGTAGGTGGCCGGCGAAAAGGCGCTCGGTGTCGTCGCGCCCGATGCTGTCGCGTCTGTGCCCCGTACCTTTGCACGGACCGCACTTGTAGGTCGGCTCGCCAAGCGTCGTGCCGCCGTTGTAGCCTCGGCCGTCGCAGCGCCGGCAGGTCGGACGCATCACCACGTCGAGGGCCCGCCCGGCGAGCACCATCACGTCGCGTGAGGACATCGCCATGCGCCGCCGCCGCGCTTCCTCGATCGCAAAGGCGCCGAACCGCTCCTTCGCATCGCGCAAGCTGGTGAGGTGAACGAGGATCATCGCGTGCGCGGTCAGCGCATCGTGCTCGGCGTCGAGCAGGATCTTCGCGGATCGCTCTTCGGCCGTCTCGCCGGTCTGGTCGTCCTCGCCGGTCTCTCGGCTCGCCATCAACTCCTGCGAGCGCATGCGGGCTTCGCTGGCGACGTGCTCGCTTCGCACGGCGTCGTATTCGACCAGCAGCCTGAACAGCGCGGATGCGAGGCCGTTCGGCGCGAGTCCGGCAGCAATGATCATGTCGACATCGCCGCGGCGCTCGCCGAGCCGTAGATTTCCGCTGTCTATCGCGCTGCTGTACCGCTCTGCGATGCCGGGCGGGAGGTCTGTCGTGGTGCGCAGGCTCATTTTTTCGGCGCGGCCTTTCGGCTCGCGGTGTAGGAATCGATTCGGCTAGCCCAGGCCTTGACCTGGCGGTGCCCGTCAGCCCATGCGGCGCCGAAGACTTTTTCGAGCGCGGCGCGATAGTCAGCAGTCATCGCGCCTGCGGCCTGGCTTTCGAGGTGAGCGCCGATGCTGGCGAACGCCCTGCCATTGCATGAGTAGCAAGACGCCGTGAAGGCGTTACTTCTCGGGTTGCCGCGGCGTGCGTCTTCGCAATCGTCGCAGATCATGGTTTCCAGACCCCATGCGCGAAGCACGCGCTGTTCACTTGCCGAACGAGGTGCCCGACCGCGTAGCAGAGCACTTCCTCTCCGTCCATCCTCGAGAGATTCGCGCCGCGCAGCCGCGCCCATGTCATGCCGGCGTGCGCGCACTCGTGGCTGACGATCTCGCTGGGCTTGTCGCGCAAGTCCCTGACGTTGAGGTACATGCGCGCGACGATGCCTCTCGGCCGGTAGCACAGGCAGCCGGTGATCTTCGACATCCAGCGGCGCACCTGCCCCATGCAGCGCGGGTCCAAGTCGTCTCCGGTGGCGTTGTCGACGCGGCGCATTTCCTCGCGCATGTGGCGTCGAGTCCGCGCGACACGCACCTCGACGACGAACGGCAGAGACGGGTCCGGGTGGACGCGGAAGACGCGGCCCGGCAAGCTGCGCGACCTGGGCGTGAGGCGGTCGCGCTTGATGCGGTGTTTTGCTTTGCTCGGTTGCATGCTCGAAAGTCTTCGGAAGTTGTCTAAATCACGTTGGGCGTCACATGAAGCCACGCACCATAGCCCCGATACCCAGTGCAATCAATGGCGACAGCGCGACCGTCACTGCTCCGGTAGCGAGCTGTTGCGCGAACGTCTTGTCTTTCTCGGACGGCTTGCCGTCGCGGCACAAGTACGAGACAACCAGAGCAACACCGATGGCCGCAGGAATCGAAAGTTCCGGCGCCTTGAAGGTTGGCACCATGAACCAAGCCCAAAGAAGGCACAAAACGTACCCGCGCCATAGTGCGCCGAGAACCAATAACAGCAGCGTTGCAAATGTGTAGCCAAGGAATGTCATCTTCGCTCCAATCCGCCCAGCCATTCGGCTCGGCTCAAATACAGCACCGGCTACGGCCCATGCCAATACGGCGCGTCTTGCCGCAGGTGACGCCCAACCCTTCATTCCACCGGACACCCTTCGGGTGCCGGTGAATTCAAACGTTAGACGTCCAGAGCCTGCTGCACTTTCTCGCGCAGCAGGCCTTGCCCGTGCACCAGAACCGAGCGGGCGAACCGGCGCAAGTCGTCCTCGCCCACGAGGAACGCCTCCACACCACCGCTCACGCATTCGCCGATCAGTTCGTCAATCTCAGCGTTTCCAATGCCGGCATCGTCGTGTCGGAGGGGCGACAGACGAGACGGACAAGCCAGGGTACGGTCTTGCCGCTCAACCGCAACGTTCGGCCCCAGGCTAGGCCACAGGGCCAGCCTGACCAAATGCAGATCGTCTTCGTGCGCATAGATGCTGGCAGTAGCGTCTTTCGACAGCGCCACTTCCGCGACTCGCATGCCGGCGCCCCATTGCGTCTTGACCGGCGCCGCTCCCCATTCAAGGGTGATGGGCCATCCATGGCGCTCCGCCTCAGCGCGCAGCGCCTGGTTCTCAAGTTCCAACTCTTTGCACAAGCCAGTCATGTACGCGGCAGGTCGCTCGGCTTTTGCCGCCTTTCGGATTGCGAGCGTGGTTCGTGGTGTCTTGCTCATCGTCGTTTCTCCTCAGAGGTCGGTCTGTGCGAGGCGTCAGAGCCGCATCTCGTCCGTGAAACTGCCCGCCTTCACCATTTCGACCGCCGCCCACAGAAACGCGGCATCCTCAACTTCCAGGCGCGGCAGTTCTCCTGCCTCGCTGAGCGTGTAGAGCAGTTCTTCCACCTGCCGCTTTTGCTTTGCGCCAAGCGTCGGCTTTGGCATGGCCTTCTTCGCAATCGCGGCGCGTTGCTGAACCGTGTATTCCTTTGCCATCTTCATCCTCTCGGTTGCGGCGTCGTTCATGGAATTCCAACGTTAGGCATCATGAAGCATGCCGCGCACCACCATGTGCGTCGGCTCGCCCACGCGCCCTGGCGCCGCTTTCGCCATGCGCTTTGCTAGTAGCGCGGCAGCGTCTTCTAGCTCCGGCACCGGCCGGACCAACGGCGGCCTCAACTCGAACGTTAGGCGTTTTCATGCGACCCTCAACTTGCCAGCGCGAAACAGCAGCACCAGCGTGCGCATGATTGCGCCGTCGAGCGCTGCGCGGCGCTCTTCTCGAGTCATGTCTTTGCCATGGTCGATCTCGGCATGGCACTCCTGGCATAGGGCCGCCGTCAAACAATCGTCCGTTTTCTTGCCCATGGACTTGCCCTGATTTCGGTGAGCCGCCTGCACGCCACCGGGCTGCATGCACCTGACGCAGTTCGGCAGGCCAGCCACCGCACGGCGCCACGCCTCGCTGTAGTGCGGCACGTCCTTCTCGACCACGACCGGCGCACGCTCACCCAGGCCCTGCGCAAGCACGGCGCGCTGGCGATCGACCACGAACGAGGCGAACTCGTCGGATCGATCGCGCGCCTTCAGCGGCTCTGGCCGCTTGCGCTGGATGGGTGAGCGGCGCAGCATTTCAGATGCCAGCGAGCGCCATGAATGCCCCCACGACAGCGCAAAAGAATACGCTGACAAGCGCGCCAAAGAATGCAACGATCGCTCCGTATAACACGAGCACGGCGACTCTTCCAAACAGAGCGATCGCCACGAGCACTACGACCGCTAGCGCGTCAAATGCGGACTTAATGAAGTTCCTGGGTTTCATGGTCAACCGCCGGCCGTTGCCTTATCCCAAATGTCATTGAGCGCGTCGACCTGCTTGGGGCTCGGCCGGCGGCCTTCCTCGAGTTGGCGGCGCAGCGAGTCAATGAATTGGCATTCCCAGTCGCTGAGGCGATCGCTGCGCTTCTCGCAGTCCTCGACCAGAGTCATGATGTCGTCGGCCCAATTGCTCATATGGTTTCCATCGCGGCAGGTTCTGTCCACTCGACGCCGTTCTCGGCGCCCCAGGCAAAGAGGTACTCGATGAACTGAGACGCCTCGGCGACGTAGAACTTCCGCGTCTGGATGCCGAGTTGCACGACGCGCTGGCCGTCAAGGCTCGGGATCACCCGGCCGTCGTGGTGCAGTGGCGTCCCTGCCTCGCGCATGGCCGAAGCGAACGCGTCGACAAGCAACCGTTTCCAGTCTTCGGTGTCCCATTTCCGGCCCATGAACTCGCACTGCGCCGCGATGTCTCCACACATCGCGTGGTACTTTTCCTCTTGGATGCGCTTCTTTGCCGGAGGCGTCAACTCCATGCGCCAGCCGACGTGCGCCGGGTCTGCGACGTAGCCCTTCGCCGTTTCGACTTGGCGCGGCCCGACGAGGTATACGGTCTTGCGCTCGCTCATGTGTGCTTCACCACTTGAGCGACGGACGATGCGTCGATGTACTGATGGCACAGTAACATGCCCATCATCGACTGCGCCTTGCGCGAGTAGTCGAACTCGAGAGCGCCGATCGTGTTGGCAGCCAGACGCCTCGCGCACTTGGCCTGCATCCCGCAGTCGTTGTGCAGGATTTGGTTCGGTGGCTCGGGCCGGCAGCGCGGCTCGCGTGGCGACAACGAGATGAATTTCACCTTGAATGCTCCACCTGTTTCTTCGGCCTGAGCGTATCGTCCCGCTGCGCGGGCTTGCCGGCGACGCGCAAAACCTCATCCTCATCGCCGGGCCTGATCGGACGCAGCACTGCGTCGGCCGCGCCAGTGACGGTTCCGATATAGCCTCCGAAGGGCGACGAAACTTTGAAATGCGCGATGTGCCAGAACCATGACATCAGCTTGGCCGATGACTTCCAGTCCATCCCGACCACGTAGCAGAACGTGCCCTTCTGGACCGTGTAGAGGCGGCCGCCGACGTACCCTTCGGTGTCGCGCTCGAACATCGCGATATCGCCAGTTTTGCAGCGCGGAAGACCGAAGTTCATTTGGCGGCACTCCCGACAGTTCTTTCAAACATGAACGCCCTGCGCCGAAGGTCGGCAAGCTCGCCGCTCTCGATCTCCGTGGTGTGCATCTTTTTCTTGCAGGCCTCGCAAATGCGGTACCGCTGGACCACGCCAAGTTCGAGGTGTTTGTCCGTGAACTGGAAGCCGCCGTTGCGCGGCAGCATGCCCCGCCCGCCGCAGCGGCAGCGGATGTGAGGGGTTTGGTAGGGGACGGCCATCGCTCAGGCCTCTTCCGCCTCTGACTCGGCGTCGCGCATGACCTCGCGCAGCATGTCGCGCTGGGTGATCGTGAGGCGGAAGCCGGCCTTTGCGCGCTCGGCCAGTCGATGAGCCCATTCGCGATCGTGCCGTATTCTGATTCCCTTCGCGATCACGCGAACTCGCTCGAGTTGCGCAGGGTCGGCAGGCGGCGGCGGAAGTTGCTTCACCTCCGGGTGGTCAGGCCTGCGCACGCAAAGTGCCTTGAACTGCGGCAGGTTCGGCGGGAACTCCGGCAGGTGCTCTAGCGCGTAGGCGATCGCGTGCGGGCTCTGCTGGTAGTAGCGCAATTCGCGACCCCAGTGAAGCCGCATCTCTGCAACGTGCGCGACCGGATCAGTGCCGGCAGGGCACTCCCACTGCCGATCGAAACTCGCGCCGTAGTTGGCCCGCATAACGGACCAGATGCGCTCGATCCAGCGGTCAGGAAGCGAGGATTCTGGGTGTGACATCGATCACCTCTCCGGTCTGGTGTTGGCGCGTTGCGCCGGTCATGAGGGCTGCGGTTTCGAGTTGGGTTTCCTTGCGGCTCTGCGACCCTCCGCCGCGATCGCCAGAAACGTACTTCGCATCGAACCCTTTCCAGTTCCGCGCCATGACCTTTTCGGCCGCTGCTACTGGCGACCATCCAGCCTTGCGCGACTCGGCAAGGTGGTCCTTCCATGCCCGCTCTGTGAGTGGCGCTTTCACGCCGACCTTGTGGGAGATGAACTCAGCCGCGGTGGCCTCGTCGAATCCGGCTTCGACCAGAACCGTCACGGAAACGGAAGGCTTCTTCTTTCTCTTTGGTTCTATTGACGGTTCTTGACGGTTCGGGTCCGCCTCCCGGACTGGTTGGTCCGCCTCCCGGACTGGTGGTAGTCCGCCTGACGGACTGGTATGTCCGTTTGTCGGACTGGTCCGTTTGCCGGACTGGTACGCTTGGCGTACTGGTTCAATCTCGCGCTGGCGCAACCGGTTGAGGTCGAGTTGATAGCGGTTCGTCCTGCCGCCGTTCTTCTCGATCGAAAGAAGGCCGGCTTCTTCGAGCCACTTGATTGCCTCGATCACGGCTGTTCTGCCAAAGCATGTGCGCTCGGCAATGCCGCTCATCGACGGCCAGCACGACCCGTGGTCGTTCGCCTGATCGGCGAGTGAGATCAAAACCGCCTTTGGCGTCGGCGGCATCTGCATGGGCCAGCACAGGCCCATGATGGCTGTGCTCATGCGTTCGGCCCCTTCGTGAAGCATGGCTTCTCGCTGCCATGGCTGCTCGCTGCCGGGAGCGTCTTGCCCTTGACGCGGGCGATGAACCCGCGCCTGACGGAGAGCTGCGTGACGCGGCCCCACGCGCGAAGGTCATGCGGGCGTTGCAGCGACTGATGAATCACGAGGCGGGCCTGCTCGATGCTGAACATTCCTGGGTAAGCAGCAACAGCGAGCACGCGCAGAGAGGCGACTGCGGCCTCGACCCATTCACCGCCGGCCTTGTCGCCTGCGCAATCGGCAAGTCGGCCGCCGCGGCGCTTCGAGGCTTCCAGCGCCTCCGCCCGCGCAGCGCTTCGGGACTGGTCGATCGGATCGACGAGCGAAAGCTGTCTCATGCCTTGGGCTCCCGCGTGGTCGTCTGTGCGCTGGGGGCTTCACCGTAGGGGGCCGATTCAACCGGCACCCTGCCGGATTGAAGAATCGCCAGGCGACACCTACTCTCTCGGCGTGTCGTCATCGATCAACCCCCTTGCCTCTCTTGACCAGATAAACCGTATCGGTCAGGCCCGACACGTCGTCGACGAAATCGCGCAGCAACTCCGTGAGTACGGTGGTGCGCGAAGTCGAGTTCGGATGCTTCCGGTTGCGGTGGATGACGACGGCATCCAGCACGTCGACGAACTCGCGCGGGTACTCGGTTCGAAGTTCAACTCTGTCATCGCCCGCCAAAAGGTCGTCCCCCATTGCTGTTCCCATAGACACCACAACGGCTCTTCGGCCATTTCACTTGGACACCGCCATGAGCGAGGCCGTTTTCCCGGGTGTTGCGGCCTTCGGCTTGGTAGCGGAGAGATGGCGTCGGCTGTGCGCCGACGCCAAGAGAGTTCGTGACGCCTGAAAGGCTGCCCATGGAACGACAAACCGATTCGGACTGGGCCGACCAGGCGGTGCGAGCCATGCTTGTGAGGTGCATGCTCCAGCTTGCGAGGCGGCTCGCGCTGGAAATGCGCTTCACGGCGGCTCGGCAGATGGAAAGCCTCGCGCTGCGAGCTGGCTCTGGGCGATGACGCACGGGGTCTGGCCCTTCTCGGTCTATGTGGTGGTGGCGCCGCCGCGCGCCTGCTCGATACAGGCCATGAAGTCGGCAACGGTCTGGATGCCCGGGTTCTTCCGCTCGCCAGAGCGGATGCTCCACAGCGTCGTGAATGAGACCCCTGACAGTTCAGCCAGCTCTTGCAACTGCGCGTGGCCGAGGGATTCGAGCGCCGCGCGAACTTCAGCGGTTGTCGTGATGTTTGAGCTACTCATGAGCAGCCATCCTACCGAATTCGGTTGCGTGTGTCTACCGAATTCGGCGGGGTCTTTCAACTACCGTGTCGGGATGCCGGTTCCGGACACCAAGGCCGTCCTGTGGGAGAACATCAGCGCGCTGATGGACGCGCGCTATGGGCGTGAAAATCTCACGAAACTCGCGCGCGAAGCGAAGTTCGCACCCGCTACGTCAACGCGCCTCAAGGAGGCAAAGACGAGTGTCGGAGTGGAGATCGTTGAGCGGCTGGCCGGTATGTTCGGGGTCGACCCTTGGCAATTGCTGGCTCCCAAGTTGGGCGCTGAGATGTACGTGATCGATGCTGATCGCCGCGTAGTTCCTGTTCAGACTCCTGTGCCGCTGGCGGCCTGGGCACAAAGAGTGCCAGCGCTGAAGCTCGCCGCAACAGATGTTGGAGTCGACGCAGATGTCGCCGCCTTGAAGGAGACGGTGCGCCGAGCCAGGCGGGGCCGGCGCCCAGACCCCATCCGGATCGCGGCAGAGCCGAAGGGCGCCGCAAAAATAAAGAATAGGGGGTCAACATGAGCCCGGTTCACATCCTCCCGGAGGAAGGAGGAAGCCACGAGCTAATCGAGGTTCTGACTGGCCTACTCGAGGCGGCCAAGTCCGGCGGAATGAACGGAATCGTCTTCGGGGCATCCTTCCGCGGGCAGCGCTACTACTGCGACGCGGCCGGGACACTGCATCGGAACAACGTGGTCGCACTTGGCGTGGCGGGCATGCTATGGGCCAAGATTGAGCGAGGCGTGCGCACGGAGTCACAAGAGACGGTGTTCTAACCCCCCCCCACCCCGGCCACAAAAGCCAAAGCAGGCCAGCCGCGAGCGGGCCTTTTTGCGCCCGCCGCCGGACTGTTACATACTTGCCTACCGAATTCGGTTGCATCGTCATTCCGAATTCGGTACATTGGCTCCAACGCGACGCACTTCAGCGGCGCGAAAGGAGCCCAAGATGAGCATGCTCAACCTCCTCACCGCCGACCCGAAAGTGTCTCCGGCGCTGCTTGCCAAGTTCTGCGCACAGACGCACACCTCGCCGGCCTTCGCCGACACCGAGCGCCTGACCTGGGTGAACCTCATCGCCAAGATCACCGACGCGCTCGACTTCGCGCAGCAACTCGCGGCTACCGAGGAAACGTTCTCGACATCGGAAGTCATCGAGTCCCTCGAAGGCGCGCTTGCGGACTGCCGGCTGTCGCTCGAAGGCGCCTACACGCGGCCGGAGGTCGACGACAGCGACCCGATGGACGACTGGGACGACGAGATGGGAGCGCTGGCATGAGCGCAGCAGAGAAGGCCTCGCGCGCTCGCCGCGTGATGTTCGCGCTCTCCGCAAGGCGCATCAACGCGACGGTAATGCGCCGCGCCGAGCGCCTGTATCACAAGTTGGCCTGCGACGCGTTCGTCGCGAAGCACATGGCCAGCAAGGCAACCGGAGGTGCCGCATGAGCACCAATCTCAGCTCTCCACCTCTGCGCGAAGGCAAGTTGTGCAGCGCAGAACTCCCGACTTTCGAGACGCGCAACGGCGGGCGAACCGTCGACACCGGCGACCACCTCAAGCCGACCGGAAGCGTGTTCGACGAGGTGAGCGGAAACATCATCCGCGTGGGCATCGTTGCCGGCTGGATCGCCGTGGCGCTCGCCGCTGCCTATGCGGCTCTGAGGTACGCGGCATGACGGACTTGCCGCTGACCCTGCGCGACCTCGTGGTCGCCATCGTGGCTGTTGGAGGCTTCGCCGCCGGCATTGCCATGAGCCAGGCCGAGCCCTACGGATTCGCCCCGCCGATGTACGAGGGCAGCAAGCACTGCGCGAAGCACGCCGCCGACAAGCGCTGTGCGCCTCGCGTCCCGCCGATCGTTTGACTGGAGCTGAGCATGAAAGAGCCTGTTGGACCTGTAGCGGTGTTCGTGCAGCCGAAGTTGCCGCGCGTGAAGTTCATGGAGCGCACGCCGGGCGAGAGATACCAGCCGTGCAACGGCACCGAGGGCGAGCATTTCCACGCCATGTGGTGCGAGGAATGCGCCCGCGACAAGGTGATGAACGGCGAGGCCACGCAGGAACAGGCCGATGCCGACTCGAGCCTTTACTGCCAGATCCTGAACGACTCTTTCATGGTCGAAGGCGTGGCCGAGTGGGTGATCGACAAGGCCGGGCAACCGTGCTGCACGGCGTTCATGCCAGCCGGCGCTCCGGTTCCGTTCCGATGCCCGGCAACGCCTGACATGTTCGGCGGCTGCGATCAGCAATCTGTTTGACCGAAGGAGCACGACATGCCCGAGAAACTCTTGTCCGACTTCGAGCCGTGGCACTTGCCGCACTTCGCGCAGGCGCTGTCTGAAACGGGCGACTACCCGGATGCGCCAGCGGCGCCGATCAAGCCGCCGGCCTATCAGCCCGAGACGGTGAACTGCTGGGCGCTGCTCGCCATGCTGCTGATGGGCATGAGTTCGTGCCTCGTGCTGTGGTTGTTCTTCACGCTGTGGCCGATCGTGCGGAGCATGTTCGCATGAGCGCGCTCCGGGCCGAGCGTGAAGCGGAGAAGTCCGCCGGAGAAGGCGCATGACATTTCCAAACAACCAGACGACGCGCCGATTCCCGAGAGACATGCGCAGCGCCTTCCGCGAGTGGCCGGAGAACTGCCTCGGCATCACAGGTCCCGTCGTCATCCGCACCCGGGCGCCTTGGTGGGTGCGTGCGATCCGCTGGCTGTTCCGCTGAACCACAAGGAAACCTCATGCAACAAGCAACCACCGAGGCCGTGCGCGAATTGGACCTTGTTCCGCGCGAGGCTGCGCTGCCAGCCCTGAAGACGGTCGACGTTCCGACCGTCGTGACACCAGGCGACCTCCTGCGCATCGCCATGGCGGCCGGCGATACCGACCTCGACCGGCTCGAGCGGCTGATGGCGATGCAGGAGCGCCACCGCGAGGCGCAGGAGCGCGAGCGCCAGCGCGAGGCAGTGCTGGCGTTCCGGCGCGACTTCGCGGCCTTCCGTGGAGAAAACGTCGTCGTGCCGAAGACAAAGTTGGTCGACCAGAAGAAGAAGGACGGCGGGCAAGGCCCAAAGTTCATGCAATCTGAGTTCGACGTGGTGTGCGGGATGCTGTCGCCAGCCCTGTCGAAGCACGGGTTCGGCTTCCGCCACGACATGAAGTTCGGAGCGAAGGCCTGGACGACTGACGGCGTGGTGAGCGACCAGCCGTGGGTCTATGTCACCTGCTACCTCGAACACCGCGACGGGCACACCGAGACGCTTTCTCTTGAAGGCCCCCCCGATACCGGAGGCGCCAAGAACCCATTGCAGGAAATGCAGTCGGCCGCTTCGTACTTCAAGCGCCAGTCCCTGCTGGCCATCACCGGCACGGCCACCGGCGGCGAGGACGACGAGAGTCGCATGCGCCGCCGCGGCGCCACGCAGAGCCATGGCGAGGACAGCAGCGACGCCGAGGGCAACCGGTTCGACGAACTCTGCGAGCAAGGCCGCGCCGCCGCGATGCAGGGAACCAAGCCGCTGACCGACTGGTGGGGGGCTCTTACCAAGACGGGCCAGAAACTGATGAATGCCGAGTTCGGCGCCATGCGCAAGGCCGCCCGCGTGGCCGACGAGAGGGGTGCGCATGCCTGACATCCTGATCCGGTGCTCGTCGCTCGGCAAGATCATGACCGAGCCGACCGCCGCCGCCGCGAAGGCTGGCGAGGTGCTGTCGGTGGGCGCCAAGATGCACATTCGATCGCTGGCCGCGCAAACCATCTTCGGCGTTGACTTCGAGATCGGCAGCAAGCAGCTCGAGAAGGGCCTGGAACTGGAAGGCGAGGCGATCGAGTTGGTGAACCGAGTACGCGGCCTGAGCCTGACAAAGAACACCGAGCGCCGTAGCAACGGCATCCTGACCGGCGAGGCCGATTGCTTCGACATGGGAGCGCGCATCGGTCACGACACCAAGGTTTCGTGGTCGGTGGCGACATTACCGCTCGTGCTGTCCGACTGTGAGGACAATAACTACCTCTGGCAGATGCGCGGCTACATGATGCTGTGGGATGCCGAGGAATGGCATGTGCAGTACGCGCTGCTGGACACGCCCGAGCGCCTGATCGGCTACGAGCCGCAGACGATGCACTTCGTCAGCCACATCGCTGAGCACCTGCGGCTGACCACCTGGGTGGTGACGCGCGACCGCTCGGTGGAACCGTTGATCGAGCAGAAGGTTCGCGCGGCCCGCGAGTACATGGCCAAGGTCATCGACGAGTTCGACCGCACGCACACGCCAACCGCGTTCGTGCCGGCCGCAGCCCACCGGGTGCTCGGCTGATGGCATCCCACCTCCGATGCGTTCAGCTCTACGTGCGCGTTCTAGCCTCCGTGGCCCGCATCCCGATGACCATCGGCCAGATCGCGGCCGAACTGGACTCTAGGGAGAACACAATCAGCAAAGTGCTGCGCCAGATGCAGGGCCGGGCGGTGCACGTCGACCACTACAAGGCAACGTGCAAGGGCAGGCCGGCGGCTTTCTGGCTGATCGGGCCTGACGGCGAGGCGCCGATGCCCGAGTGCGTGCGCGTATTCCGATCGTGCGTCCGCCCCGTCGTCCGCTCGGAAATGGTGGCCTTCCTCAAGATGGTCGACCTGTTGTTCAGTCACCCGGTCAGCATGGCCGACCTCCAGGAGGCCTCCGGCTCGTCCCGCTCCACCTGCCTGTCGGCGATCCGCCTGGCTCGAGCAGCCCGCATCGTTCGGATCTGCATGTGGGACCGCCAAGCCAAGGTTGGCGACTACACCCGCTATTTCGAGATCGCCGTGGACCGCAACGACGTGCCCAAGCCGAAGAAGCTCCGACAGAGCGAGTACGCAGCCCGATACGCGCGCGCGCGAAGGTCAATCGCTCGGCAGCAACTCATCAACAACGCCTTGGCCGCAAACTCGAATCGGATGCCGGCATGAACTACGCAGCGTGCGGCCGACTCCATCGCATCATCCTCGAGTGCCCCCAGACAACGGGGGAGTTGCAAACCATGATGAATATGTCCCGCATCGATGTGCTGGAAAGCCTTCAATGGTTGAAAACTCAAGGTCTGCTCTACGAGTCCACCATAGTCGAGCGCGGCAATAACAAAATAATACTGTGGGCTGCGAACCCTCTTAAAACGCCAGAGCATCCATGAACCCGGCACGAACAGAAAGCAAATGATGGCAGAGAAAGTAGTGATCGGGAACGCTGAACTGTGGCACGGGGACTGCCGAGAGGTGCTGCCGCTGCTTCCGCGCTTTGACCTAGTGCTGACTGACCCTCCGTATGGCCTGGGCGACCTGCTGCACCGGCCCGGCGCTTCGAGGACGAGCGGCCCGCAATATTGGAGCAAGCACTACGCGGCCGGCGCGGAAATCTGGGACCGGAACACGGTGGACGATGGCGTGCTGATGGCGCTTGCGCAGGCCGACACGGCTGTGGTCTGGGGCGGCCAGTTCTACCTGATGCAGTCGACGCGGTGCCTGCTGTCGTGGAACAAGATCATTCGCAACTGGAGCGGTAGCGAAGCCGAGCATGCCTGGACGAACCTGGAGAAGCCGAACCGAGTTTTCGACTACAGCCATGGGCAACTGGCGACCGAAGGCAAGCACTACCACCCGACACAGAAGCCCGTTCCGCTGATGGCGTGGTGCTTGGACCAAGCCGGCAGGCCCGCCACAGTGCTGGACCCTTTCATGGGCAGCGCTAGCACTGGCGTGGCCTGCGTGCAGCTCGGGCTGGCGTTCACCGGCATCGAACGCGAGCGCAAGTATTTCGACATCGCCTGCGAGAGGATCAGCCGCGCCCAGGCCCAGGGCACGCTACTACCGCCAGAAAAACCGCGACAGCCTGTGCAGGAGGGGCTGTTGTGAAGATGCGAATCTGGAAATGGTCGCTGCAATTGCTCGACCTGCAAAGCCTGCCGATCCCGGAAGGCGCGAAACTGTTGACAGTACAGGTGCAGGGTGACATGCCGCAACTGTGGGCGCTGGTTGACGAGAAAGCGCCCATCGTGCATCGCAACTTCGCCACCTACGGCACCGGAAACCCAATGCCAGACGGCGACCCTGGGCAGTACGCCGGCACATACCAGATGCGCGGCGGCTCGCTGGTGTTCCATGTGTTCGAGAAGGCCTAACGTGACATGAGCGGCACACAACGGCGTGACAGCTCTATGAGAAACATACTTTCGGCACCCGCCGTTGTGTGTCCGTTCGATGGAATTGTTAGAACTCATTTGCGCGAAAGGATGCAGAGATGCGAGTAAATAAACTGTTGGCGTTACTTGCGGCAATGCCTGACGACGCTCACGTTCGGTATGTGTGGGATGGTGAACCACGATCCACTGTCAGACACGTTTGGCTGGCGCGCTGCGGGGATGTGATTCTGGCCGATGAACTGGATTCAGTGTATGGGGTCGAGGATCGCCCGAATGATGCACCAGGCGAAGAAGAACCGTTCTGGTGCACAGCGCCGATTGAACACGCGGCGGATGAAGATGAGGCCTAACGTTGCCGGTGAGGCGGAGCCAACAGCATGAGACGAACTGACCGGAGCGGCACAGCGGCGCCTGCTGTTGGCTCTCGCCTCGACCGGCGTGTTAGGGCGCTGTGGCCGGAGCGCGCGGACGGCTGCGCGCCAATGGTGGCTGGCCCAGTTTGGCCCAGATTCGCGCGGTCTGGTCGAGCGACAGCCCGAACCGACGTGCGGCCTCTGGGTGCGTGCGCGGCAGGCCGGCGGCGATGCCTGCTGCGAGCCATTTGGCGGCCTTCTCGGCCGCCGCTGACGGGCGGCCTGGCATCACTCAGCCTTGTAGCGCTCGAAGTCGGCCTGGGCCGCGTCCCGCAAGATGCGATCGTATTCGTCGGCCTCGATGCCGGAGTGTGCGTCTTTTTCGGCGTCGTAGCACCACTGTTCGGTATCCGAGCGCTCGACGATGACGCGCTCGGCGCCGTTGTGCGGGTAGCTGCCCCAGTTTCTAGCGGCGCGATGCGACCCGCGCAGATGGTCAGGCATGCGCTCGATAACGACGGGATCGGTGTAGGTGGTGGCGGTAGTCATTGCGGTCTCCTGGTTGTCGGCTGCGACCTGCAACCGATGACTAGACTATAGCCGCATCATGCGGACTATGCAAGGGGAGTTTTGATGCTCGCAAACCCTAAGCGCCCTAACGTTTGACATGAGCCGCCTTTGACGGCGCAAGAAAGGACACCGTGAGCACTGAAGGAACTACGCCGGCAAAGGTCGGCTCGATGGAAGGGTTAGGCCCCAACGCTACCGAGGCGGAATTGTGGGCCGAGATTTACCGACTGCGTGCAGCCGTGGCCGGGCCAAAAGGCTACGAGTCATGGCAAGACGCGGCGACGGGCGAGCGCATGTGGCGCGTGCGAAAGAGCCAGCAAATCGAGACGCTGCTGCGCGGGATCAATGACGCTCGGCAGTTGATCGACCCAATCTGGCGCGAGCGCATGGGCGCAGAGTCGGTGCGCGAGTACGTGCAGCGTGGCCTGCGGTGCATTGACTCTGCAATCACGGACTGCCAGTTCACCGGCAATGACAACGCCGGCCGATGCGTGAAGTGTGGCCTGCCGCCCGGCTGCCCTGACTGTCGCGCCGTGCACGATGTGGGCCTTGGGGCCTAACGTTTGAGCTGAGCCGACCGTGGAGGCAGGACTGCCCGGCCGACCGGTGCAACATGGCTTGCCGCACTGGGCGGCCGGGCTGGCCTGCCGGAGCGGGTCGGCTCGAGCGAAGGGTTAGGCGTCGACTAGCCGCGATAATAGTTGAGCGCAAAAGTCGGGATTAAGTGGTGTTGTGGCAACTACTGGATTGCGATACAGTGCGTGGCAGAGGAATGGCAATGAAGCTCCAGCAACTCATTCGTAGGCGCAGGGCCATAGTGGCCGAGATCGCGAAACAAAACGAGCAGCTTGCGCTGATTGATGCTGAACTGTTCGCGCGGATGGAGCGCGTTGCCGTTGCTTTCGAAGGGGAGGACGTAGATGAAGAGCCTCAAACCGAAGGTCGGTCGGAGGTCGCGCGACCGGCGCAAGCGGATGGCGAGGTACTCAACTTTCTGACGAACGGTCAGCGTTTCTCGCTCCAGCCTAAGCGAACCCCAAAGTTGGAGCCCGCCATTGTCGAGGTTCTACGCGAGGCTGGCGGAGGGTTGACGCGGAACGAGATCTTCGAGCGGCTTGCCGCGAAAGGCATTGTCGTTCGGGGCAAGGACCCGAAGGCAAACTTGTCGGCCCACTTGAGTCACTCAAGCTTAGTGACGCATGACGACGAGAAGAAGTGGATGCTCAAGAAGGGGGCTTAAGAAGGACGAACGCCCGGAGGTCATCCGGGCGTTCTGGGTTTTGACGGCGTGGCAGAGTGGTCGATTGCAGTTTCCCGGCAAGGAGCTTCGCTAACGCGACATCGCAGGTTCGAATCCTGTCGCCGTCTTTCTCGATGTTGAAGGCGCAAGGCGCAAAGTCAAGCGCAAACATTGCTTGCAACGTAGTCGCGGAGTGAAACTGTGGCTTCTTCGACGCCTAACGTTGGAGCTAAGCGGGCCGCCGAAGGCGGTCCGCTTGAGCGACCAGTTAGCCGGCTGGTGGACGAGCGCGCTGAATGACCGCGCGCAACCACTCCAGGCCGTGGGTGTCGATCTTGGCCCACAGCGCAGGCGGCAAGCGGATTGACCGCTGCACCAGGCGTTCGGCTTCTGGCTTCGGCGGGCGACCGCCCTTGTTCTTCGGTTCTTCCATCCCGCGAGTATAGGTGATGCAAAAACCACTTGCGCGCTTGATGTTGACGTGATTCAATAATCGACATGAGCAAACAATTTACTGCACACGACGTTCGCAAGCTGCGGCTATGCGCCATTTGCAACGGCTTGGGACATCTCGACCGAATGCTGACTCTGCCGGGGTTTCCGGTCGGTGGCCTGTATCACGGAAAGTGCGCTGTGCGCATGCTTCGCCGCACCGAAGTGCTGGCGCTGCCAGAAAACGAGCTTCGCAAGCTCACACTGGCTGATGCCGGCATGGACTTGATGCGCGAACTGGTGAACCGCAGCAAGCCGGCTAACGTCGGCGGTAACCGGCTTGCGCCCACACAGGAGCAACGATGAATGACACCCTTGCCGGCGCAAGTCCGGTTGACCAACCAGTTGGGCGGCCGGTGCCGGAGCTATTAGACGATGCTGTCCGACTGGCAAACCGCATGGCGAAAGCGGCTGGGCCGCAGCGCGCGGACACGATGGCTCGCGCCTGCTACATGCTGCTGTGCACCGCCGCGCTTGTGAGCGACCCGGAATCCTACTTCGACTGGCTGGACCAAATGAAGGAGAACGCCTGATGAGCATGACGCCAGCGATGTATGCCGAATTGCAGCGCATCCGCGCGCACCTTGACTGCACTGACGCGCACACGGACCCCGTTTCGGTAATCGAGATGATCCAAGGGTGGGAAGTCGATGCGCAGAGCCGCGCCGAACTGTTGGAAAAGCATTTGCGCTTGGTGCTGGAGGTGGCCCGGACATGGCAACCTGACTACGCCACCAAGATGGACCGCGACACCTTGCAGCACGCGGAGGACTTCGCGGACTGCAAGACGCCCAACGTAGAAGTAACCGGCAAGCCCCCGCGCGGTGCTGCCGGAGCGAGATAGCCTGCCGGGGCTTGTCCGGTTGACTGCCATGTTAGGCGCGCGGCGCGTGCCACAGGAGAACAAAGATGAAGCTATGGCTGCTGCGCCCGGTGGACGGGCTGAAGAAGAACGACAACCCGTGGGAACCGTGGTACGACAAGGCGTTCGGCTTTATGGTGCGGGCCGAGACGGAAGAAGAAGCGCGCGCACTGGCGCACGCCGACGCTGGCGACGAGAACCGAGGCGAGTTCATGGGCGGCAAGGTTGCTGACACGAACCAGCCGTGGATGGACGCCAAGTATTCGACTTGCGTCGAACTGCTGCCCGAAGGCGCTGCTGAGGTGGTGATGAAGGACTTTGCG